CCCCCGTTTGATTTGCCCCGGCCAGCGACCGGGGCTGATTGTTAATCGTCAGCCGTCAGAAATGCGATTGCCGTTTCCAGGTCAACATTGTCGTAGTCCTCTCCGTTCTGACCATCTATGCAATCCACTCCATCTATCCCGCAAACAAAACCTTCCCATTCAAACGCTGCATGCCTGTTGCCCAACACCACTGCGAGGTCAAAAGAATCTCCGCCGATAACTTTGTCCAGGTCTGTCAGCCTGGGTTCATACCCCATCTCAACCAACCGATCTCTGAGGTAGGTTGTGTTTTCATTGGCCTGCTCTGTTGTAACCCCAGCCGCTCCGTTCGTAGTATAAATTGCCATGGTGTCCTCCTTGTTGTTCCCCTTTCTTGCCCTTTGTTGATTACAGTATGCACCCTGCGGGTGCAAATGTCAATAGGAAAAAACAATTTTTTTTAAAAAAATTTGTCTATCCCCAGACAGATTTTTTTATGACAAATCCCAATTTACGACACGTCCCATGACATTCCCTTCACATAGGGTAATTTGGCTCTATGACTACCCTATCAGAACTCCAGGCCGATCTGGCCAAATACAAGGCTGCCCGGGACCGGATACTGAGCTCCGGGCAATCGTTCGCTGACGCCACGGGCCGACAAATATCCGAGGGCACCCTGTTTCGCTTGGAAAACAAAATTAACGAGTTGGAAAACAGGATCGCCATGCTGCAGAACAGCGGCAAGCTCTCTGGCTACCAGCCAGTTTTTGGAGGGCATGGTGTCTAGTCAGCGAGAACAACTCCAGCTGGATGCCTGGACCAGGATCTGGGCCAAGACCGTGGGTATGTTTTTTCCCAAGGCTGCCAACAGGTTCATCCAATACCGTCTGGCTCTGGACTATTATACCGGGGCGACCACCAAAGGGCCAAACAAATCATGGCGCCCAACCAATGAATCCGCGGACGCCATGCTCATGCGGGACTCCAAACTCCTCCGCTCCAGGGCCAGGGATCTGGTCCGCAATTACGGGCACATGTCCGGAGCCCTCAAGCGGATCTGCAATAATGTGGTGTTTAAGGGCATATCCCCGCAATGGGGGCGCGACGACCTGTTTACTGCCTGGTCAGAATGGGCGGACGCCGTGGCCCTGCATGACAAGCTCAACCTGGTCCTGCGTCATCTGTGGCAGGACGGCGAAATCCTCATCCATTTCTATCTCTCCCCTACCCTGCGCAACCAGGGCCTTATGCCCCTGGGAATTGAGCTTCTGGAGATTGACCACCTGGACGAGTCCAAGCACGGACAGGTCAGCGGTGGCGTCACCTACAAGAGGGGCATTGAGTACAACCGCGAGGGCTGGCCAATAGCCTACCACCTCTTTGATCAGCATCCCGGGGATTCCATGTGGGGCCTGTCCGGCCAGTCGCGCCGGGTCCCGGCCCGGGAGATAGAACACATCTATGTGCCCTACCGGGCTTCCCAATCCAGGGGCGAGCCCTGGCTGTCGTCCATTATCATCGAGTCCAGGGATCTGTCTGAATATAAGTCGTCGGAGCGTTTGGCGGCCAGGCTGGCCGCGGCCTTTGGCATATTCGTGAAGACCAATATTCCGGAAGCCATGACCTCAAACATCCTGGGCGGAGATGGGGCGGTAAACCCCTATGATGGACCGGAATATCTGGAGCCGGCCAGAATCCAGCCCCTGCCTCCGGGCACCGAGATCCAGACCGCCAAGGTGGACCGGCCGGGCCAGAACTATGAGCCCTATGTCAAAGGATCCCTGCGGGACCAGTCGGCCGGGCTGGGCATGTCGTATGAGGCCTATTCCAACGACTACACCGGAGCATCTTATTCGTCGGCCAGGTCCGCCTCCCTGGAGGAGCGGCGGGGATACCAGGTCCAGCAGGTGCAGCTGGTGAACAAGGTCCTGCGGCCCATTGAGCAAAGATTTAAGCGCATGGGCGATCTTATGGACCGCAGCTGGTCAGACATTAAAGACGCCACCTGGCAGGTGCCCGGCTGGCCGTGGGTGGATCCGGATAAAGATTCCAAGGGCGCCGAGAGAGATGTGAACATGGGGGTGCAGTCCAGGCACAACATCTGTGCCAACAGAGGCCTGGACTACGACGAGATTCAGGAACAGCTCCGGCAGGAGGAGCAAGACGGATATTCAAGGGGAAATGATAATGCTTAGAATAGCTGATTTTTTGCAGCGCTACAGTCAGGTGCGGCACAACGAGGACCGCAAAATGGGGCAGGCAGAGGCCCTGGCCAAGATGAGAAAGGATCCCAACGCGCCCAAAGATTTTAAGGTTCAGGCCAGGGAGCAGGCCGGCAACGGCGATGCCGATCGTGTGGACGTGTATTTGTATGACGTGATCGGCTGGCCGTTCATCGAGGCCCAGGATTTGGTCAATGCAGTCCCGGCCGGAGCTGCCAGTATTGGCCTGCATATCAACAGTCCGGGCGGGGACGTGTTTGAGGGGATGGCCATATACAATTTTTTTACCTCCCATCAGGCGGAGGTCCAGGTCTCTGTGGACGGGGTGGCCGCCTCCAGCGCCTCATTGGTGGCCATGTCCGGTTCCAGGGTGGAGATGGCTCCGGCCTCGCTTTTCATGATCCATCAGCCCTGGGCCATTATGCTGGGAGACGCGGAAGAGCTGCGCAAGGAAGCTGATCTTTTGGATAAGATATCCGGAATCTTTGCCCAGGAATACGCCAGGCGGACCGGAAAAAGCGAATCCGAGCTCCTGCAGCTGATGCGGGATGAAACGTGGTTTACTCCCCAGGAGGCTTTGGATGCAGGGTTTGCAGATCAGGTGACCGGAGGCGGTCAAGCCGGGGCTCGGGCCAGGTTCGATTTGTCTATGTTTGCAAACCACCCCCAATATCAACAGTTCGGCCGGGCGGCAAGCTTCAGGCCGGCCGGCACAACCACCAGTTTTGCGGAGGATGACGACATGAACAAGAAATTGCGTGCACTCTTGGAAAAGAAAGGGCTTGACCCGCAGGCCACCGATGAACAGGCCTGGGCTTTTCTGGCCAGCCTGGAGGCCAAGAGCGAGGGGCTGACCCCGGAAGAGCAAAAAGAGGTCAATGGACTTAAGGGTTACAGCCAGGAAGACCTGGATCAGGCCCGCAAGGAGGCGGCCAAGGCCGAGCGGGAGCGCCAGGCCGCGATCCGCAAAAATGTTATGGCCGCTGGCTTGGATGATGCGTTTGCCCAGGAGCTGATCAACGAGGAATGCAGCATCGAGAAAGCCCGGGATAAAATATTCGCCAAGATGGAGGAGACCAATCCTCCCTTTGGGGCGGGTGCATTCCGGGTGGAGGGTCACGAGCAGGACAAGGTGAGAGCGGCGGCAACAGACGGCATGCTTTTGCGTTCCGGGCAACGGCTGGAAAAGCCTGCACCAGGGGCTGAAGACTTTAGGGGGTATGAGATTGCCTCTCTGATTCGGGACATGCTGTCCCGCGAGGGGCATGATGTAACCCGCCTCAGCTCCAGGCGGGCGATTGCCGACTATGTGTTCCGCAGCCGGAATGCGGCCATGACCACCAGCGACTTCCCGTCTATTTTCCGGGATGTGCAGAACAAGACCTTGCTTCGGGCCTATACTGAATACCCGGCAACATGGCCAGTATGGACCAACCGGACCACTGCTACTGACTTTAAGGAGCAATACGGCATCAGCCTGTCCAATGCTCCGGACCTGAAGCTGGTTAATCAGGCTGGGGAATACACCTACGGCGAGCTGAGCGACAACCAGGAGAGCTACCGGCTGTTCAAGTTTGGGCGCCTGCTGATGCTGACCTGGGAGATGATCATCAACGACGATCTGCGGGCTCTGGTTCGTTATCCGCAACTGATGGGCAACGCGGCCCGGCGGAAGGAGTCGGATTATGTGTATGACTTGTTGGTCAGCAACCCAACCATGAACGACGGGACCAATCTGTTTCACGCCGATCATAACAACCTGGCCACGGCCAATCTGGATGTTGTCGGCCAGGACGGTCTGGAGGCCGGGCGGGCGGCCATGCGCAAACAAAAAGGTATGCAGGGGGAAAATTTGGACCTGCGCCCTGCTTTCCTCTTGGTACCTGTGGCCCAGGAGACAACCTCTGAGGTGTTGCTGCGCTCCCGGGGGTCCCTGGACGCTGAGGCCAATGCCGGGGTGGTCAACCCCTGGTACAACCGCCTGGCCCCGGTGGCCGAACCCCGGTTGGATGATGACAGTGTCAAATCATGGTATTTGACCGCGGATCCCAACCAGGCCGACACCATTGAGGTGGCTTACCTGGACGGCTACGAGGCCCCGACCATCGATGAGCAGGAAGAGTTTACCAGGGACGCATTGACCTGGAAAGTTCGCCATGTATTTGGGGCCGGAGTGATGGACCACCGCACGTTCTGGAAAAACCCCGGCGAGTAATTGACGGGTAATTGATGGGTAATTGACTGACAACCGGGGCGGCCAGCCCGCCCCGATCCATAGACGGAGGAACGTATGGCCACCAATTACGAGCAGGACGGAAAAAAAATGTATCTGGAGACCGCGGCGAGTGCGGAATCCGGTGATCCAATGGTGTTGGGAGACTTCTTGCCGGTCGTGTTGCTGAAAGATGCGGACGCAGACGACTCCAACAAAGCAGTGGTTCAAACCGAAGGGGTATTCAATTTAAGCGTCCAGGCTGTGGATGATGACGGTAACTCTGCTGTAAGCAAATACGATGCCCTGTATTACACCAGCGGAGATGATCCGGTTCTGTCCAAGAAGTCCAGCGGCGAGTTTTACGGGGTGGCTCTTGAGGCCATTACATCCGGTCAGACCGACACAATCAAGGTCATGCTCCGGGCCAAGGCCGGCCTGGGATCGGTGACCGAAGCGATCTTGGCCGCATCGGTCCAGGACCGCATTGCGCAGCTGTCTGTGTCTGCAACAGACAATGGGGACGGCACCGCCACCCTTACCATCCAAGCTCAGGACGCCGGAGGCAACAGCCTGGCCGACAATGTGTTTGTACGGACTTGGGTCGGTGGTGCGGACGACTTTGGGGTGGATGCCATTACCGGGGTGACTGCCTCTACCGGGACAGTGGTCCACTCCCACACCGCCAACGGTGATGTGGATGTGGTTACCGACGCCACCGGCCTGGCTGAACTGGCCCTGGACAACGGCGGCGCGGGTTCCATCTATGCCTGGTGCGAACTTGGCGGACGAATCTACGCCAGCGGCGAGATAGCCATCACCAGCGCCTAATAAGTAGCCCCGGTTTACCCCGGGGCTTTTGACCATGGAGCATCCTAATTGCACCTAACTCCACTGGAAACAATCCTTGGCACATCCATCATTGCCCTGCTGTCATCTGGCACTGCCGGTATAGCGGTCAAGCTGGTTGTTGGGGGTAAATATGTAACTAAAGATGAGTGCCAACAACGCCACGAAAACGACAACTGTCGGGATGATCTACTGAGGAAGCAGCAGCAACGGGACATGGCAGATTTGAAAAAGTCAAGCAATATCCAGTTCCGCATGATCCGTGCACTGGTCACACATTCGGACATACCGCCGAACGAGAAAGAGAAGATTTTGAATACCAATGGGGGCGGAGATGGCTGATGCAATCGACAATGCTCAAGTAGCCAGCGATATGTGGACGCAGCGACAGATTGATAACGTGAATCGCTATGCCAATCGAGCTGGACTTATGTCTGCATATTACTGCCTGGAGTGCGGCGAGCCCATCCCTGAGGAGCGGAGGCAAGCTGTGCCTGGCGTGCAGTTTTGTGTGGAGTGTCAGAAATATCTGGATGACGGACGATGAACAAAGATCACTGGTCCAATATCCGGCATTTCTCGCCTGATGAATTTACATGCCGCTGTGGCTGCGGGGATGGAGCAGACGAGATGCAGCTTGGGTTTGTAGGGCGTCTTGACGATGCGCGGGAAAGAGCTGGAGTCCCCTTTATTATTACGTCTGGCTATCGTTGCTTAAAATATAACACAGAAGTTGGCGGTGTTTCCAGTTCAGCCCATACAGACGGATATGCAGCAGACATAAAGTGCAACGGCAGCCGGACCAGGCATAGAATAGTCATGGCAGCTATTGATGCTGGATTTACCAGAATCGGGCTGCATAAAAATTTTGTTCATCTGGATTGTGACCCTAACAAACCGCCCGATGTAATTTGGTTGTACTGACGAGAGGTTATCATGCCTGAACCGTCAATCTGCTGGCCCATGCTCTGCCGTCTACGCCTGGCAATACACGACTTGCAGGCATGTCAAAGTCTGGTGCTCCAAGGTAAACCGGCCTGTTTTGCGGCCCTGGTTGATGCCCATGCGCTGATCAAGGAAGCAAAAGAGCTGGCAATGCAACAGATGCAGGAAGCCGCGCAGTGAATGCCAAGTTCCTTACCGACCTGGAATGCAAGCTGATTGAAGACGGCTGGTGGAGGCGTACATGGGAACTCATTGCACCGCTCAAGTATTTTTCTGCCCTGGCCGGTGAGGTGATCGTTGTCCGAGCTGGATTTCGAACAGATTTCGCCTCGGTCCCGCGTCTGCCTCTGATGTGGTGGCTGGTTGGATCAACACAGCAACGTCCGGCGGTGATCCATGACTGGCTGTACCGAGGACAGAAATGCACAAAAACTTGGTCACGCAAAAAATGCGATCAGGTGTTTCTGGAAGCTATGCGGGTTGAGGGAGCAAATTTAGTACATAGACAGCTTATGTATGCGGCAGTGAGAGTCGCAGGCTGGAGGGCGTATCATGGATAAAGAAAAGATCAAAGCAAAGGTCAAAGAGAAGAAGGTCTGGATGTCTGCCTTGAGCACATTGGCTGCACTTGGCGTATTGACCGCGAGCCAAGTCGATTGGGCCAAGGACGTTCTGGCCGCGATATTTGGGTGGTAACAGGAGAATTTATGCGAAAACTATTTTTAATTTTGATTTTGTGCTTGTTTATTTCCGCACCAGTCTGGGCACTAAATGGCGAAGATACACAGCAGCCAACGGATAACTCCACAACGGACGAGTCCACCAATTATCGCATTGATCTTGGTAGCGGTGACGGAGCCTTGCTCATAATTGGCGATGGCAATCAAGTCTACTTGCCGCCAGAGGCCGAGGAGGTCGAAGACAAGATTCAGCCTAACGAGATCACGTATTCGGAGAATCGCGGCTCGTTCATGTGCGTGCTTACTGAGACAGATATTTACGTAGATGGGGTGCGTACTCGATACTCAAAAGTAGTTTTGGAATTGACCGCTGACGGCTGGGACTTGGTTTGGTTTGAGCAGGAGTAAATATGTGCCGAGGGTATACTTCAATTTGGGCGGCTCTGTTTTGGATCGCATATTCATATGTCCTGGACATCCGCGACTTTGTGCGTCGCATGCGGAGCCAATGGCTTGTGGTCCTGCTTGTCCTGCCCCTGGTGGTTTCTTGCCAAACAGCATGGCGTGTGGCTGAGAATCCCGCATTCCAAACTGCTTTTCGATCAGCAGTCCAATTCGCAGTTTCAGAATACGTTTTCAGTAATGAATCTAAGCAAAATGAATCCTTGAGGATAGTGCAAAAACTTCAGGCCCATGTTGATGAATCGGAGGTTGTGACTGTTGCTGAACTTAAAAACATGACCATGCAGTCTATTCCCTGGGATGCTTTGACTTTCCAGGAGCGACTTGAGCTGCGGGGCATGATTGAGGCTATTGCCCAGCACTTACAAAACAAGGTTGGATCTGGAGAGCTTGAAAAAAATGACCAGGTGGAAGTTAAAGAATTTTTGTCCTGGATCGAAAACGCCATACATTTCGCAGCAAAATGAGGTAGCAGTTATGCCAACATATCAAAATGACAGCACCGCAGCCCGAAACGTCGTCAATACATCGAACAAGTTGGTCTGGGTTAAGCCCGGCGAGACAGTCCAGACCTATCAGCTTCTGACCGCTGACGGCTGGACTAAGGCCAGCGACAGCCCATATTACAATCCGGTCCTGGCCGTCCATAGCACGATCAGCAGCACGGGATCAGATGATCCGACTACGATCAGTCTGGAGGACGATTGTGATCAGGTGGAGATCTGGAACAACAGCGATGCGGATATCACTGTCCTGCTCAATGCTGCGGCTAACACGCCGGGATACCAGATACCGGCGGCCAGCGTGCGGACTATCGAGGGCTTGGGCGGGTACGTGGCTGATCTGGTGTTGCAGTTCTCCGCTGCGGTGAGCTCAGGGGAAGTGATCGTGCATGAGCTGGAGGAGTAAGGGATGAAAACGACAATCAAGCCGATACCGGTACCCCAAAAAGATCTGGATGATCATGCTGGGAATACGTCCGCCCACCACTCCCGCTACACCGACTCCGAGGCGATTGATGCAACTCTTCCAATCCAATCCAGCGGAGTGGAGATTTCTTTTGATGTGCCCAGGGCGTACAACACTGCGTCATCTCCTGGATCAGGAGATATTACAGACGA